AAGGTGCTAATACGGTTGTTCCATTCGTTACTTCAATTGCTCTAAAATCTGCTGCTGCTGTTAGCGTTGGTTGGATGTAAAGACCTCTTGTAATACCATTTGCGCCTCCTGTTTGATTTATGGTAGGGTTAATAAACATTGAAACATATCCACCCGAACCACTTGTTGGATTAAATCCTCTTGGTATATTTACCATAGTTCTTATTCCACTTGTGTTTGCTGCATCACCTTGAGCATTCGATAAAATCACATCCTCTCCAATGTCCGTTACGATTAATGTACTTCTCACAATAACAGATTCCCTTCCAGATGTGCCTGTTGGAAAAATACCCGCAAGTGATGTACCTACTCTTGCCCCTACACTAAAAAATGCATTTCCACTCACCCTCGCCGTCCCATTCACATCCAACCTAAACCCTGCGTCCGTAAACGTGCCTCCGTTTTGGAGTAGAAGATTCCCTGTTGACTGAAACATAGTCATGTATGAAACAGAACTCGCTCCTCTTACGGTTAAATTTTGATTATTTGTTTGAATATTATTTGTCTGCGTTGTTGAATTAAAAACAATTGCACTTGCTCTTATGCTACCTGTTACATCAATTTCAACCCCTGGTGTTCTTTTTATTCCTAAATAACCATTCGTATTATCCCAAATAAAATTAGTTCCAAATCTAACACCTCCATTAACATCGAGCTTGAACCCTGCGTCTGTTTGTGTTCCTGTTGAAAGAAGTAAATTACCTGTGCCAAATAAAGTACCAATAACAGCAACAGAAGAATTGTATAATGTTAAATTAGTTGTTGCTAACGCTAAGTTATTAGCCCATATGCTGCCGCAATTTACATTTCTGCTAAACCAACCATCTCTAAATCTTGTTGCAGAAACTCCTATATCATAAGTTGAGCTTGTTTGAGCAAGTATATTTTGTGTTGTCGTTGTTCCTGCTATTTGTAATGTTGTAGCAGGTGTAGCCGTACCAATCCCCAACCTATTATTCGTATCATCCCAAAAGAAGTTAGCGTTATCCTGCGCTATCGTTGTGCCGTTGCTGAATAGAACGCTTCCGCTTGTTAAAGAAGGAAGGTTGAACTTGCCGTTGAACGTAGACCAATCTGCTGAACTCAAAGCACCTCTATTAACTGCTGAAGCAGTAGGAAGATTGAACGTGTGCGTACTTGTCGCAGATGAAATACCGAAGTCTGTCCCTGCTGTTCCCGTTGCGAAGTTTTGCACCTGTGCCGTTAAGCCATTTAACGCAGTCAATCCCGTTGAGAATGTCGTTATGACTTGCGAAAGGTTACTGTTCTCGGTGTGAAGTTTAATTGTTCTACCTGAATTGTTAACGTAGATTCGAACCGCTAATCTGTCCGTTAAAGCTAACGTCGTTTGTGGTACTGCTATCGCGCTAACGTAAAGGTGTGTTGCCGTTCCGTTCGTTATGCCTTCTGGATTAGCAGAACCCGACGCAATCAAAGATAATGTCGCTCCGTCCCACTTATATAATTCAATGTAATATGAAGGAGTACCGCCATTACTCGATGCGCTGAAATATGTTTCGAAGTTCCAATTTCCTGCAGGTATCTCTAACTGATTTGGGACGTTAGCGTCTGTGATAAAACTTTGAATATATCCATTCGTTGCAATGGTGAAATCTGTTCCTGCACCCAAGATAGGTGTTCTGTCCATTTCTCTAAAAGCAACACCGCCAAAAGTTCCTTGCGACACCGAACCATTCAAATAGAATGACAATGAAGCACCACCGCCTGTTGAAGAAGGGAAGGTTGCAAGGCTTCCGTCACCTCTTACATATTGCGATACCGTTCCTGCACCTGTTACAGCTATATCTCCAGAACTTGTAATTGGACTATTCGCCACACTAAATGCAGAAGGCATTGTTAACCCAACCGATGTAACTGTTCCTGTTGGTATCGTTGGCTTGTTGTCAAGGTCGTTGTAATCATTCGAGAAAGCAACTGCTCCTAAATCTGCCGTGTTCGCCTTCAAAAGTATTTCTTCTTGTAGGTCGTCGATTGCCGCTTCGATGTCTATAATCGTTTGACAATCTCCAATCGTTTCACACGTCAATCCTATTTCGTCGGTCAATAGATACCAACCGCGCACCCCTTCGTCGTTCGTTCCGTAGTAATAATTTGGCGAAGGTTCTGCTTCGTCATTAACCAAAGAAACATTTCCGTTTTCGTCGCGTGTGATACTATCAATGAAAGTCAAGATTGATCCTGTGCCACCGCTTCCACTTTCAAAGAAGTCGTTCCACTCCGCAGGGATTGAACACGCGTCCCAATAGTATGGAACGAGAAGGTCAAGACTAATCGTCCAACCTGTCAACGTGTGCTGAAACTCTTCAAGGAAAGGTTCAAGGCTTACGTTCTGCACCGTGATTAAGTCACCGAACAAAACGCGGTGGTTCGTAATCTCAGCAATCAAATCTTCTGCGATTCTTTGAAGGTCTGATAACGCTTCGCGTTGGTATTCGCTCTTATCTTCCTTGTCGCGTGGTAAGTCAGCAAGGACAATCTGAAAACTAAAAGTCTTCATTCCTTGCGAGTAAGTCACGTTGGAAGGAATGACGTGCATGAAGGGATATTCACCAAACTTTTCAAGGTCGGAGACTTCGATTTGTCCGTGAGAGAATCTCTTTAATATAAAGTGTCCAGAGGCGAAAGCCTTGAATCTATCTATGAGCGCGTTGTAACTTTGAATGTTGGACATAATTGTAGTCTATTAGGTAAGTCATGAATGTAAATATCTCCCACGCGCTTTTTTCCGTAATTGCATCAAGTTTTGTTATATCGCGTCCACACGCCTCCATAAACAAGTGATACCATCCGTAGCGACCAAGCACTTGGTTTAGGTTGTCTCTGTCTTCAATTGCTCCGTCAATTCCTGCGTCAACTTCTTCACCTCGTTCTCCAAATAATCGAGCGAAGTGTTGCTTAGTTCGTTGAGCAAAGTCGAAAAAAAAAGCATCGCACCATTGAATTGTTCGAGCGTCATTTGCTCAACGTACCCTTCAACGAGCTCTCTGTTTTGTTTGCTGTGTGGTACGATTGTGTACTTTGTTCCTACGCGTTTGTCGATAGGGCGGTAAAGCGTTCCCATTATTTTGACCATATTCGCGCTCACGTCGGAAGCCCACGTTGAAATATCCGCGTACTCGCCCATACTGATTGAATAAAGGTCTGGGATGAAACCAAAGTCTTTGTCTTTGATTGTAATCGTTTCAAAGAACTTTGCTGATTCATTTAGCAACGTTCCTTCGAATGCTTGGACTAAAGTCGGCAAGTGTTGGAAGGGAATTTGTTCCGCCTGTTCTTTGGTTAGGTTGCTTATTGAAACAAGTCTTTCAATGTCGTTCTTCGCGTTGTGATAGTCAACGTATTGCTTGACACTAATCGAAGAATAGTCAGCGGGTATACTTACTTTTATACTCATATTATTTGTTTTAAGAACCACAATACAAACAACCTTCGTCGTCGTCGTCGATAGTGTTTGCTTCGTTGTAGATTCTGATTGCTTCCATCTCGATTTGTTCCTTCGTCCACTCTGGGTTGAAAGCGCGTATTTGTGATTTCAAGAAGTTTAATTTGTTTTCGCTCATTTGTTTCTTTGTTGTTTATTTTCCACTATCACCCTCTTTCTGTCGATTATTTTCCATCATCTCCTTTGCTTTCTTTAAAATAGCGTTCCACTCGAACTTGTCTTTCGGTGTGTTCCACAATTCTTGAAACATCCAGTCTAACGCTTCTTTCATACAATCAATTGTTCAACGTCGATGTTGTGTTCTCGCATTAGTCCGCGAATGTATTCAAAGACTTCTTCTATTCCTTCTTGATACGCATCATCTTGCCTGTCGTTGTACTTGGTGAACTTGCGATAGCCGTTCATCTGTAACTCCCAAAGCATCATTGCCATATCGAGCGCTTTAATCATTCGTGTGTATTCGAAACGATCGTCGAAGTCGGTAAGGTCAAATGTCAAAGTTGCGGTACTCATTCGGTAATTTGTCGAATTGGTGCTTATAATTTGTCGTTGATGATTATTTGAATCGGAGCATCATTCACACCTGCAATTTCATTTCGCTCAACATACCCTCTTTTCTTTCCTCGCGTCTTCAAATAGAAAATCGTTGCGCTTGTGTTTGGTGCGTCTTGAATACGGATTACTTCACCGTCTGGTGTTGACACCTCGCGGTGCGCTCCCTTAATCAATTCGAACAACTGACTTTCTGCGAAGTCAACAGCAAGGTCAGACAATGATTCAACCTTCGCTTTGTAGTCTTCGTCTTCTTGCAACCAACGATAGTGTGTTGTTCTGTCTATGCCTACAATCTCACACGCAGACGTTACTACTCCTAAAGTGCTTTCGAGAGCCTTTAGCATAGCAGTCTTTTTTAGTGTTGCGTTTTGTGGTTTGGTTTCTTCCTTGCTCATAATTTATAAATATAAAAACTACTCTCGTTTACTTTTCGAAGGTAACAACTACCCTAATTTACCCTTGTAATGGTTAATAAGTTGCTCCATTTTCGAATCGTAGTATTTCGAGAATGTTTTGAACCCGTCGTTGTCTTGTTCAAATAGTCGAAAGAGAACACCACGCAATCGTTGTGAGGGCTTCTTTAACGTATCTTCAAGTTCACTCTTTAGACTTTCTACTGCGTCAAGTTCTTCGCGCTTGAAGTCTTCGTCTTTGAACGCAAGATAACCGAACTGATTAGCTATTGTGAATAGTTCTGACGCTTGCGCAGGTGAAAGTTCATTCGTTCCAAAGGTTAGTTTGAGTGTCTTGTCTTTTCGCGTACCTACGCTTTCGAGTTGAGCTGGTATGATTATCATTTGTAGTTAGCGTTTAAAGTGTCAATTGTGCCACCTGTTACAATCTTGTTTTTATCGAAGGTGTAAAATTCAATTGTTTGTTCGTTGGAAAGGTTTTGATATTCCACTTTGTACACAATCTTGTTGTTTAGTTTTCTTTCGTCCTTTGATTTCAACATAAAAGCATTGTGTCCATATTGACTAATAACGAAATCTATGTAATCTACTTTGAACATCTTGTTAGTTAAATATGTGAAATGAAATCTTGTAAACTTTTTAAGTCACCACGAAGGTTGTTTTTGATGTCGTGCCAACGTAAACTATTAATATAAAAATCAATTGTCTTATTAGGCGTGAAAACACGAAAGTGAGCGTTTTGAAAGTTATGCCACGACATTACATTGTTTTCTTTGTACTTGTCTAACATCTGACTAAACAATTCTCTCTTTGCTCTATTAGTTACTTTACTCATTCTTGTTACTTCTTAAATTCAAAAAACACTCACTATACTAATTACTCCCGAGATTAGATCTGGAGCTAAGTGAGAGATAGAAGTATCCAAGCACACTAATTTCTTAATGTGTTGGACTCTCACTTTTGCGATAATTACTCCGTCGAATGAGTCTCTCGCTGTCGTGTCCTAACGTGAACAGCAATGTCCGTTAGTCTGGAATCTATCTTTCGAAGAATTGCCTCTCCGTGTGTCGTATGGCTTATTCCTTTGTCATACCATTGGGCTTTAACACAATCCCACAGTTGCCCTTATTCATCTTTTACCCTGCCGTTCAATACTCCCGACGATAAAAAATATACCCCCAATTATTTCAGCCGCCAAGCAAAAATAAAAGGGGGTAGTTTCGCATTGCTTGGCTGTAACAAATATACGTTGTTACTTCCAAAAGTTGCCTTAAAAGTTATTCACCTATTTCAACATCCTTCATTGATTCAAGAAACGTGTTAATGTCTTTCTTCACGCAAGGCGGACAAGTAGAACGCTCGTTGAAGGCTCCTGTAGCCTTGTCCTTGAACGAATAGAACTTAAGCATATCTTTATCCTCTAAACGTCCTTGAGCTTTCATATCAAGAAGAAAACGTTTGAACTCTATTTGTTCGTCCATTGAAAGAACACCTTCCCATTTAGATGCAGGACAAGATGCGAACGCTAACTTTGCTTTTATCGGCATAACGCACCCGCAAAGTTTGATTGACTTGCGACGGAACAATACTTCTGTTTCAACTTCTTCACCCACGATCAATGGGCCGCAGCTCTGCGTTGATGCTTCGAAGAATTTACAGGTGCGACAAATTTCAAGTCGTCTTTTGTACTCATTTGACTTTGCGAATAACATTTGCTCTTATTTTTTGTTTGATATTATCTATTGTTCGATATAAGAATGGCATTGGAATACCAGTCTGTTTTGACAGCTCTCGATATGTAAAGCCTTCAAAGATATACTCTTGAAAGATTAGCCTTTCAAACTCGCTCAATCGACTAATTAGAATATCTAACTGCTCGTTGGTCATTCGTGCGCCTAACCACGTCTTGTCAACTTCGTGCGCGTACTCCTTAAAGTCTCTGCGGTTTCTGTTCCAGGCTATCGTTTGTTTGTAAAATGGCGACGTAGGTGAGTTGACTGCAAGATACATTACACGAATAAGATAGAACTCAAAGTCGCCTGTGTCGATTAGATTCTCTATGTGTTTACTTCCAAACATTGACAACAAAGAATCGTGAAGAAGATCCTCATAGTAATCTTCGCCTCGCGAGATATTCTTCGCAAGTTCTTTGAATTTCTTATAGTGTCCTTCTATGTAGTGGTCAAGTGTCAACTGTTGAAGTATTCATCTATTACTTTGATTGCTTCCTCGCTACCTTTACAAATATAAGAACAATACCCCCTGTTTCTTAAATCCTCCTGCCAACGCTTTTGTTCTGGCGACGCAGTACCACCCTTTTCCTTTTTCATCTCTATTGCAAGACCGTGATATTCCCCGCGCGGTTCGTAGATGAACAAGTCGGGAAAGCCTTTGACGTAACCAGTACGTTTCATCTTGATCGCTTGCAAATAACTCGTGCGCATTCCACCTGCTGAAGCGCAATAAAGCGCGTCGGGATATGCTAAACGAAGGTATTTTATAACTATTTCTTGTTGGTTCGATTCAGATTCAGGCGTTGTTTTACGCTTCGTACTACTTTTTTTATATATTTTTTTAAAAGTTTTTACGTTCATTTTCAGTTAGTTAGAAATTATTTTCAATTTATTTTCATTTTTTTGTCGGATATTACAAAAGTTAGCATAGATTTGTACTCAACAAACAAAGACAACCAAAGATAAACAAAAACAAAACACAATGTATCAAGTAACAAAAACCACAAACATCGCAGGTCAACCAATAAGAATTGATTGGTCTTACGAATTCAACGACGAGAACAAAGCAATCAATTGCTTAATGGAACACGCTGCATACAACTCGTTAGATAATATCCGCGAAGACCTTTACTACGCATCTTCAGACGGAATCAAGCCAGAGATAGAAATCGAAATAGTTCAATACTCTTAATACAATGAAAAAGACTTTACTCTTTATTGCGCTTCTTTTCGCAGGAATGTTAATCGCAGGAACGATTGACGAACAAACAAGAATCTTAGAACAACAACCAAATCACATAAGCAAATGAGCCAATTTATAGAGGATTTCTGCAATGACCTTGCAAACATTAACGATAACTTTTTAAACACAAAACAACAAAACAAAATGAAAGTAGAACTAATCGAAGAAGTAAAGTACAACGAAACTCTGTACTGGTTAAAAATTGACGTAAGCTATGTAGGTTGCTTTAAAACCTACGAAGCCGCGAAAGAAGAATTTGACAAAGCGGTGTGTTTCGAACCACGTCAAACAGTCCTTGAATCAAAAGAAATCTAAAACCAATAAATAAAATGAAAAATGAAAGAGCCAATTTTTACAAATCAATTTTTCTCTTTGAAGAAGAAGTACAAATTCTTATTGACGGAATCATTACCGCACAAAATTATTACGGTAATCAAAGGACTGATTCGCCTTCTCGGAATCAATTGTGCGACCAACGAATTGCAGAACTTGAACGAGTATTCCTCAAGGTTACTACTTCGTCTTGGAAAGAACTACCAGAGCCAAACGAAGATTGGCATTGGAAAGAACTACCAGAACCAAAAGAAGAAAAGTAACTTTGTTTGTGTTTATTCGTCAGCATCAGCCTACAACCTAACGCACAACGAGATTAGCGCTAACATTGAGAAATGTCAAAAAATTTCGGAAGCGCGTTGGAACGACCAATTAATTGAATACATTTGCAACCACTAAAAATCAAATCAATGTACAATCCAAAAATCACTTATCACTTTTCAATGGACGACATCGAGCGTCTTAACGAAGAAATCAAAGTAATCGCAGAAAACTTTCACGAAGAAGAAACAGGTTGGTTTCACGAGAACGACAAACGCCAGTTCGTTGACGAAAACAACAACACATTTGAAATCGATGTTCTTGGACGCTTCTTTCGACGCGATGAACCTGACTACGATCTCCATTACGTTCGACTAAAGAAAGACGGAATCACTTTCGAATTCGACTATCGTATCTTCCAAGACCATATCTAAATGGGTTATTACAAGCGAATAAGCGAGGAAGAGCAGATGTCAGCGAACGAATGGTTCTGGCAGAACGAAGAAGTGAAACTCGCGAACAAATTAGAAATTTATATAAATCAACAACAAATAAACAACAACACAATGAGCATCATTGCCCAAAACAACAACAACAACAGCGGAGGTCAAACAGTTCCCGCAGGTACACACGTCGCGCGTTGCTACCAAATCATCCACATCGGAACGATTGTGGACACTTATCAAGGTGAAGAGAAACTCGTAAACAAAGTTCGCCTGGTCTTTGAATTGCCACTTGAAACAGCGGACTTCGGCAAAGGCGAACAACCTTTCTCAATTGGACGCGACTTTACTTTGTCTATGCACGAGAAAAGCGGACTAAGAGCCTTCGTTCAATCGTGGCTTGGAAAGTCAATGAGCGATTTTGAGGCATCTAAATTCGACATTGGTACTTTGCTTGGGAAAGAAGCAATGGTTAGCGTAATGCACCGCACAGCAAACACAGGGCGCACCTACGCAGACTTGAAAGGAGCGTCACCACTTGCGAAAGGAATGACTTGCCCACCACAAGTTAACGCAGCGTTCTTATTGGACTACGACAGCGAAGACTTCGACTTGCGTTTCAAGATGCTTCCAGAGTGGCTTCAAAACAAAGTTAGTTCATCTGCTGAGTTCAGCAAACGTTTAGAGCGTTCTGCGGATCAAATGAATAAAGCAAAAGCAATGCTCGAAAAAAGCGGGTTAGTTCAACCAACGCAAGAGGACGAAGACGAGTTGCCATTCTAAATGAATAAGATGTCATTAAAGGGTGTTATCTCAGACATAATGCCCTTTTATGACACTTAATGAATAATAAACCATACAATAAAAACAAAATGAAAACAAGAAAAGCACAAAAATTTGACATCGAAAGAGTAAAAGAATTTTGCAAGTTAGTTAATGAAGGAAAAACACCTGCGGAAGCATTACGCTTAATGAATAGCTGCAATGGTTACACCAAACCACTTCGTGCCGCTGGTATATTTTGGCAAGAAAAAGACAGTACGTTTAGAGCAGTTGAGCGTATTCACGCGGAACGTTACACTCTTTTTTTAAACGAAAGGTTAAAATATAACAGAACTATTAACGCTAAGCCTAACCGCAAACAAAGAAAAACATTTCAAAAAGTAGATGTTATTTCGAAAAGAAATTCGTATAAAGAATACACAAAACAAGCAAACCTATTTGCTCAACCTAAACCAAAACAACCAATAGCGCAAAAGGTAAAAGCAAAACAACCTCAATTGAACTTCATTCAACGCGTGGTAAAATCTCTTTTTAACTTATGAACAAACAAATCTATTCAACCCCATTCGGACGACTTGTCAAAAGTCAATTCAAGACAATGAATAACTTCAAGAACGTCTTGCGAATCAGCGACCCGACAGCACGTCTTTACGTCGCACACCCAGAGCGAATGAGAATCAAAGACTTCAACAACATTTGCCTTCACACAGGGCTTTCACGCGAAGAAGTATTCAGCACATTTACACCAACAATCTTAATAAACGAAGAAAATGATTGAAGAAGAAACAATAAGCAAACGAGAGTATTTTTCGCTTCATATTTTGAACGGTTTAATGTCCAACGACAATAGTTCCGAATACGATATGGAAGAACTAACATCTGGAGCAGTAGGAATCGCGGACGCGTTAATTAAAAAACTAAATCAAACAAAATGACTAACGAACAAATAAGACAGCAGATAGTAGATATGATTCCATTTGCACACATGGAAAGATTCGAAACACTATGGTTGATGCTAACGCCTAAGCACGAACGTTTGAGTATGGAACAAATTAAACAACAACAAGAACTAGAAAACGAACGTGAGATATTCTGGAGCGCACTTGAAGACGTTGTTTGTAGCGTTGTGGGTATTCAATCGCAAATGCTTTACACCCCAACAAGACGACGCGAAATAGTGACAGCACGACAAATTATTTTCTTCCTTATCCGTCCTTGTTACTTTCAAAGTTTCGAATCAATTGGTAAGCACTACGGAAAGGATCACGCGACAGTAATGCACGGAATTAAACAAGCAACGTGGCAGATTGAATGCGACAAAGCCTACGCGGCAACCGTTGAACGCATTTGTGAATTGATGAACGCGATGGGTTATGCTAAACCTATCAAATTTTTCACTAAGTTTGTTGAACACTTAGAGCACCAAAAGGAACTCGAAGCAAAAAGAAAAGCCAAATTAAAATAAACCTTAAAATCAAAAATGTATGAGCGACTATTGCCGTTATTGCGATTCAGACCAAATTGAAGAACGAGTTGCAGACATTAAAAACACCAACAGAAAATATAGAGACTGGGACGACAGCGACGTGCAGGAACTATTCGAAGACGAAATCGGTCTTTGTTACGAATGCACTCGCGAAGAAGACGCTGATATGGAAAGGGACGAATACTAAATAAAAAAATGATGCTAATACTACAATTAAAGAAACGAATCGAGATTCTTGAAGCGCAAGTTCAAGAACTATTGAAAGCGCAAACGCAACCCGCTCAACTTCCAGTACCAACAAAAGAAAAGAAGGCTTCGTTCGTCAAACCAACGGTTGTCGAAATCTACGAATACGCGTGTGAGAAGTTAAGCAACGACGACGCGCTGAAGTTTACTGAGAAATTCCACGCGCACTACGAAGCGAATGGTTGGAAGGTTGGACGCAATCCAATGAAGGATTGGAAGGCTGCCGTTCGCAAGTGGGACTTAACTACCTTTGTAACTACAAACCAAAACACAAAAATCAAAAATGGAAAATTCGATTCAGACGCTGCGCAACGCATATACAACGACGCTCAGCATTACACAAAGGGTTGATCGTGCGGAACGTGAAAGCGCATTCGTAGCCGACTACGACCTGCCAACGTTTGTTAAACTTTGTTCAAAGGTCTGCGCTATGTACGGAATAGCGTTACCAGAAGCGCAACTACTCCAGATGCTTCACGAGTTCATAGGTAAACACTTTCGTTGGGTGACATTCGAACACTTCAACCTTGCATTTGAATTGAACGCAGCAAATGAACTGAGTAAAAAGTGTGAGCATTTTGGAGCGTTGAGCGTGTCTTTCATTGGCGACGTGTTGACGCACTACAAACCACATAGGGACAAAGCGAACTTACAAATACAACGTGAAATAGCGCAATCAATTGAGGAAAAAGCAGAACTAATAAAAGAAAACGAAATGGCGGTGAATGATGATAGCTGGAGACGAATGTTAAACGAAGACGTGCAGAGCTTCAAACAAGGCAAATACACGACGTTAGAATTGCGCGGAGTGTCAATGATGCGGTGGTTGGAAGAAAGTAAACGTATAACCGCTGAAACATTCACTGACGAGGAATACAACCTTTGTAAAGCGAAGGCAAGAAAGACAGTCTTCAACGAACAACAACTTTCAAAAGGAATGGTTGAGCGAATGAGCGACCGCAAAAGACAGTTACTGAAAGAATCAATTCAGTTCGAAGGGTTGCGTGAATTGTATAAACTTTATTTAAGTAAGCAATGAATCACGGATCGTTATTTAGCGGAATAGGTGGCTTTGATTTAGCCGCTGAATGGATGGGTTGGAACAATACATTCCATTGTGAATGGATGCCCTTTCCTCGCAAAGTTTTAAGTCATTATTTTCCAAATTCAATCAGTTATGAAGACATCACAAAGACAGATTTCTCTATTCACAGAGGAACAATTGACATACTCACAGGCGGATTTCCTTGCCAACCATACTCAAGCGCAGGTAAGCGACTTGGGAAAGAGGACGAGCGACACCTCTGGCCGCATATGCTCAGAGCAATTTCAGAGATTAAGCCAACCTACGTCGTGGGCGAAAACGTTCGTGGACTTACTAATTGGAATGGGGGAATGGTCTTCGAAGAAGTGTGCGTTGACTTGGAAAGTCAAGGGTACACCGTACAACCGATACTATTGCCAGGTTGTGCCGTTGGCGCGCCGCACAGGAGAGATAGAATATGGTTTGTTGCCTACTCCAAAAACATTGGACAACCACTCTCAAAGACAACTAACGAATGGGGAGAATATCAGTCAGACAACAGGAACGAAATATGGAATACATCTAACACAAATGGCATCAGCAGGATTACTTCCAACTCCGAACGCAAGAGATTTCAAAGCGGCACAAACTCAGGAGAAATACGAATTGAGAAAAGAAATGTGGAAACAAAAAGGAATAAATCTTCAACTTGGCTTACCTCAATTAATAAACAATCAAACTGGCAAAACTTCCCAACTCAATCCCCAATTTGTGGCGGAGATGATGGGCTTCCCACCAAATTGGACGGAATTACCTTTTCTAAATGGAGACAAGAATCTATAAAGGGTTATGGAAATGCTATCGTTCCGCAAGTAGCCTATGAAATTTTTAAGGTAATTGCTGAGATGGACAGATTAGAAAAACTACAACTAACACTATTTTAATGAAGAAATTAAGAATTGTTTCGCAAGAACATTGCGGTAAAACAATATACAAAGTGCAACGTAAAAAATGGTACGGTTGGGTTACTGAATCTATTTATAAATTCTATGGAATGCGTGTTGATAAGTCTTTTGAAACTATTGAAGAAGCAGAATTGTACATAGTAAAAAACTTCACCAAACCGAAAATTAAAGTGGTGAAAAATATAAATGTGAAATAATGCCCGAAATAATTTACCACGAAAAACAAAAGTACGCGTTGGAATTGCTTTCAATAGACAGCCCCATTGCACAGGTCTTGTATGGTGGCGGTGTGTTTAGTGGAAAGTCTTTTCTCGGTTGTGATTGGCAAATAAAACGAAGACTAAAATACCCAGGGACAAAGGGTTTAATCGGTCGTGCTGAATTAAAGAAGTTGCGCTTGTCAACGATGCAAACTTTCTTTGAACTTTGCACCTTGCACGGATTAAAACCGAACGTTCACTATACATACAATGGACAAGACCACGTTATTAAATGGTACAACGGAAGCCAAACGATACTTATGGACTTGGCAGATATGCCCTCAGACCCCGACTTTCAGAGATTTGGTTCTATTGAAATCACAGACTATTTCGTGGATGAAGTAGCGGAAGTTTCGAAGCGTTGTATTGACATTCTTCAATCGCGTGTTCGTTATAAATTGATTAATGACAGGGCAAAAGGTTTAATGACTTGTAACCCTTCAAAGGGTTGGTTGTACAACGATTTTTACTACGCTAATCTAAAAGGTGAATTGAGAAATGATCGTGCGTTTGTCCAAGCGTTACCAACGGACAACCCATACATCTCGCAGACTTATTTAGAGAACTTGCAGAAACTTCCAGAATACGACCGCAAACGTCTTTTAGAAGGCAATTGGGAGTTCGACGACGACAGCGACAAACTATTCAACACGGAGAATTTACTTCGAATGTTTAGAAACGAAGTAATCAATGAAGGAAAGAAGTATATCACAGCCGACATTGCGCGTTTCGGGAAGGATAGAACGATTATTATTGTATGGGAAGGTCTAACTATCATCGATATAATTGAACTCAATCGTGCAGCGTTGGACGAAGTCGTGAACAAGATTCGTTTAACCTGTCAACAGCATTCAATTTTATTGCAAGACGTAGTGTGCGACGAAGACGGAGTGGGTGGTGGTGTGGTTGACTTCTTAAAATGTCGCGGTTTCGTCAATGGATCTAAACCAAAGCACCCACAATACCAAAATTTGAAAAGCGAATGTTACTATAAGTTGGCGCAATACGTCGAAGAAAACAAAGTCACTATCTTATCCAGTACGCGCAAAGAACAAATCGTGCGTGAATTAGAAATGATTAAGCGACACCGCGCAGACGTGGACGGAAAGTTGCAAGTCACACCGAAGGACGTTATCAAGAACCGCGAAGGAATAAGTCCAGACGTTGCCGACGCGATTATGATGCGTATGTATTTCGAACTCAATCCAAGTTATGGACAATATGTTGTTGGTTAGCATAACTTAATTATATTAGCACAATGAAAAACACACCACTATACGAGTCTTTGAAAATGACTTACGAGCGCGAACGCGAAATTGTTAATTCACTTGCAACCTACTTTCAACAAGGGAAGATTCTTGGAGATATTCTTTTGGAACTTTCACAACGGAAAGACTTGAACGCGAAGGAGAAAATATATCTCGCGTTGATGATTGGTTCAATGATGAGTAAGCCGAATGAAGAAAAGTAATTTACTAACGCAAGTTATTGCTGAATTAGAAGCGCGTGAAGCGAAGGGAATTAACACCTATGGAACAACACTCGACCGAACTGATTTAACGCGCTCTGAATGGCTTCAACACGCATACGAAGAAGCGTTAGACCTTGCGTTGTATTTGAAGAAACTAAAAATTGAAGAAGATGGAAATTAACAAAACACCTGTTGCATACTTTTTTCACGAGTTAGCCGACATAAAAAAAAATGTTCCTTATGAATTACAAGCCGAAACTATTACGAAC